ATTATGCCGGGCAGTATGCCTTTGTCACCATCGGTCGTCAGGCGTTTGAATCTGGTGATTTTCGGGTTATGACAGAGTTTCAGCGGCTGTACCGGGAATTTAACTTGATGGACAAGAGCGTGAAGCAGGACTTGTTCCGATCGGGGATGCTTGTTTGGCGGGAAGAAGATAAGGCTGTGAGATTGGAGCAGAAGAATCATGACTGCAAGAGATTATCTGGTTCGGCGGAGTAAATGCTGCGATGATCATGGCAGACTGAATCTGCTGGCAGTCATTGAATTATGCGGAGGTAATGAACAACATGGGAGCATTGACAAGGGCAGAGCGCCGGCGCCAGGAAAAAGCGTTGGCACAGAAGCCGGTCTATTACCAGTATACGGCCAGCCAGATTGAGATGATGAAACGGCAGGCGGTAAAAGCGGAAGAAGACAGAATCAGAGAGCGGCTTAAGGATGAGATGGAGCAGCTTGTTAAAGAAAAGTGGGAGAGCCGCGAAGCAGAAGATGAAGACGAGCGCATGAAAAGAGCTCTTGCACTTCTGATGTCGGTACCAACGAGAATCCTGGTTGAAAAATTTCACTGGCAGCCTATCAAAGATGAAAATGACCGAAGGTCGAGACTGATGCAGTTTTGCGAGGCAGTTGTGAAAGAGGTTAATCGGGTCTGTGACGGCGAAGAGTCTGATTTAAAAAGATATGTGGAAGAAACTTATGGTTTATGCGGTGTGAGATATGTCGTTAAGAATGATGGAGCAAATAAGGACGGTGAGAATGATGATGAGACTGAGAAGTGATATTTCCATTATGCGTGTGCGGCTTAAATTCGCCCTGACCGGCGGCAAGCTGGTTTGCGGAGAAGTAATCGGCAGCTATGACGGAATATGCGGCGTGCTGATGGA